CTCAATTATAATTCCTTCTTACGACAGTAATGGTAGTATTAACTATTTTATTTCTAGGTCTTATGAAAAAGATCCAAGTCGTAAATACAATGCCCCATCCTGCAATAAAAACGATCTTATTGGACTAGAATACTTTATTAATTGGAAAGTTCCAGTTATACTTTGCGAAGGTATTTTTGATGCTATTGCACTAAAAAGAAACGCAATTCCTTTGTTTGGTAAGACTATTCCAAAGTCTCTAATGCTCAAGTTAGTAGAAAGCGATGTTAAAACGGTTTATCTAGCGCTTGACAAGGATGCTTTAAAGGAAGCCATCAACTACTCTCAACAACTTTTAAACCTCGGTAAAGACGTTTATTTAATTGAATTACAAGGTAAAGATCCATCTGATATAGGATTTGAGGAAGTCACAAAATATTTACATACAGCTAAACAATTAACTTTTAGCGATTTATTAATGAAAAAAATGCAACTATGCTAGTAGAACAGCGAAGCCAAGAATGGTTTGACATGCGAAGAGGAAAGATAACAAGCTCTGAAATACATAAAATTATGGGTGGAAAAGGTGATTCACTTAGCGAAACAGCTAAAACTTACTTACTTGAGAAGGCTTGTGAATTTTATGGCGGTCATGGAAACTCAGCAACTGGAGCAGCAGTAGAGTGGGGTATGGATTTAGAGGATCAAGCTATAGAAGTTTACGAATCTAAAACAAAAAACAAAGTAGACAAGTGCTCTTTCATACCTATAAACGAATCTTATGGAGGTTCTCCTGACGGAAAAGTTAAAAAAGAGGGTGGAATTGAAGTAAAATGCCCATATAACTCAGTAAATCACTTTAAACACGGCTTAATTAAGACACCAGAAGATTTTAAAAAGGTAGCACCAAATTATTACTACCAGTGTATTTCGCATATGATTGCTTTGGATGCTAAATGGTGTGACTTTATTAGCTACGATCCACGTGTCAACGAGGATTATCAGCTATTTGTGTTTAGATTAATGAGAGATGAAGATGAAATTACTAATATAAAAACAAGAGTTAGATAGCAACTAAGTACCTAAATGAGTTAAAAGCACTTATAGAAGAAGCTAATATCCCTGCAATTAAAGAAGTTTAGTGAACTATTTATTAGCAATATGATTGACGCCAACGAAATAGGTAGACTAATTGCTGAAGAGATAGCTAACGAACCAGGACCTTGTTTTTATCCTGGTAAATTCAAACCACCACACAAAGGACATTTTGAAGCTGCTAGTAGTTTAGCTAATAGAAACTACATAACCTCAGTTGAAGTTATCATAGGTAGAAAACCAATTAATGGAATAACACCGGAAGACTCTTTAACTATTTGGCAAATGTATCTTTCCGCAGAACCAAATCAAAAAATTAAAGTACAAATATCAACAGAAAAATCTCCAATAGTCGATATTATAAACTTTTTAAAAGCTAATCCAAACGCTAGTCCTGTTTATATAGCGGGAGGAGATGATGAAGAGGATGATCAAGAGTATTTAAGATCACTTCAAAATGAATTTGGCGATAGAGTTAAAGCTATTTCTGTTCACGAGAAAGCCGGTAAAATATCAGCACCTTATATTAGAGCTATTTTACAAAAACACGATTACGAAGCTTTTAAGAAAACAGTGCCAGAAGCTGCCGCTAATAGAGGAGCTGCATTAAAAATTTACAAAATGCTTACAAGTAAAATAACAAATGAACCCCAATTTTAAAAATATCACAGCAAACTTTGTGCAGTATTGTATAAAAGAACTTAATATACAACAACGTCCTTCTATCAAGCTCATTGCTGATAAGAACTGGGTAGCTGAGTATAGATCTTTTGGCGAATACAATCCAGGGGCTAAGACTATTAAAGTATACTACGTAAGTAGAAATACCGCTGATGTATTAAGAAGTTTAGCACACGAGTTAGTACATCATAGACAAGAAGAGTTGGGAATGATAGAAGCTATGTCAGGTGACACGGGAAGTGAAATTGAAAATGAGGCTAATGCAATGGCAGGTATTTTACTAAGAGATTATGGCAAACAAAATATTCAAATATACGATTTAGATTCTACATCTATTAACGAAGCTATTAAAATAAACCTATATCCAGGTAAAAAAGGAGTCGATGTAGATTTTGTTAATAAAGATATTAAAGACGCTCCTAAAGTACAAATACCTCTCGATAAGCTGTTTCGCAACGAACCGGCTAAGAAAATGAAAACACCAGAGTCTATTGAGAGTATTAAGAATTTGATAGTAGGATATAAGAAAGGTAAAAAAATCGATCCAATCCTAGTTCGTAAAAAAGGAGAAAGATTTCAAATTTTAGACGGCCATCATAGATTTACTGCTGCTAAGCTTGCAGGATTAAAAGATATTAACGCTATTATAGTTCCTGAAGAAAATATTACACCTGTTGATGGCGATGGTAATTTATTAAAGGAAGCAAAACAAATTGGCACACTATATCACTTTACAAGTTATAAAAATATGATTAAAATCATTGAAGATAACTTAATGTTAAAATCACCTACTCCAGATGGATATATTTCTTTTACTAGAAATAAAACAATGGTAAGTGATACTATTTCACAAAGCGTTAGAATGACTATAGATGGTAATAAATTATCTGAGAAATATAGTATAGGACCACATGCTGACACTAAAGCAGGATATGGCAGAAAGGCAGCAGCAAAGCCTGGTGCTAGATTTACTGGAGATGAGTCTGAAGAAAGAATCAGTACTCAAAAATATCCTAACGGAATTGATATCTCTAATGCACTTGTCGTAATTGATTTAATGAAAATAACAAAATCTTTTGATCCAGACAACCCAGAGGATTTTGAAGATTTTGTAGAGCCACCAAGTTTGGAATCTTATAATGAGTTAATAATACTCCTAAAGCGTGAAGCAATACCTTATAAAATAGTAGAAGGATATAAATAAAAAGTTATGAAAGAGTCAGTTTTAAAAAAAGAATTTAAACCTCGCGATGTAGCAAGGTTAAGAAACCTAATTTCAGGTAAAACAGGTGACGCAACCCAACTCCAAGCAGGTTGGGAAAGACATTCAGTAGATCACACAGAAGGAGATACTTGGGAAGAAGATGGTAAAAAGTGGACCATAAAGAATGGCATAAAGCAAACAGTTACTAAATTGGATCAAATTAAGAAGTTGGTAGTTATGCCACTCACTTGTCCAAACTGTGGCAAGTTAATGAAAGTTGATCTCTATAATAAAAAAATGTGGTCAATACATCAAAAGTGTTTTGATTGCGTTATAAAAATGGAAGATAAAATTAAAAGAGAGGGTAAATGGGATGAGTACCAATCAGGTGTTATGAATAACAACAAAAACGCTATGTTAACTGATTTAGAAATGGCATTAGAGAATTGGGTAGAAGAAAAGGATACTTTTGTGTCCGAATCCGGAGAAGTTGAAAAATGGGGTGGTGGTGACAAAAATGCGATATATAAACAAGCTAAAGAAGAGATAGCTAAACTACGAAAACAAGATATTTATAAGGGAGAAAATCTATAAAAATGCCGTTCAAATCACAAGCTCAACAAAGAATGATGTTCGCTACCCAACCGAAAACAGCGGAAAAGTGGGCTCACGAGACACCAAATATTAAAAAATTACCTCAACATGTAGAAGAAGAGGGTACAGATCCGATGGTACAAACAGCTCAAATGAGCCAACAACCCGATCCAATGACAAGTCAGCCAATCGAAATAGATCAACCAGTGGATCAATACAACCATCCAGGTTGTGATGACCAAATTGGAGACATTTATGTAGTATTAAAGCCAAGTGCAGATAATTCTGTCGAAGATATTATGCACAAAACACATGCTTTTGGAGTACATCAGTTTGATCCTCAGACTGTTCATGGCGTTTATGGCGATGAAGGAGAAGCTAATTTAGTAGCAGAAGGTGCTATAAAGGATTTACACCAGCACTTAACTAAGGTAGAAAAGAAAAAAGACACTATTTTAGAGAAGATTAGTAAAAAAATACACTCTCTACAAAAAGAAATTAACGACCATATGAAAAGTGCTAACGAAAGACCAGAGGAATCTGATACTCACCACATGTTAGCCGAAAAGAAGATGGGCATTATTAGAAACTTACGTGACAAGCATAAGTTAATTAAGGCATCTAAGAAAGAATTACCTAAAAAAGATAAAGAATAATGGAAGAATTTGTACAGTTGATATCAACCTTGATGGCTTCAAGAACCCAAGCCCACGTTTTCCATTGGCAAGTACAGGGTGTCGGATCAGACGCAGCTCATAGAGCATTGGGAACTTACTATGACGAAATCGTTGAACTTTTTGACGGCTTAGTAGAAAGTTTTCAAGGTAGGTATGGCATCCAAAAAGGATACACTTCACCTGCTACTTTTAAAGAAGACGGTCAATATGTAAACTATTTTGAAGCTTTATCAAAGTATGTAGAGACTATTAGAACTAAAATTCCACAAGACTCTTACTTACAAAACCAAGTTGATGAAATAGTTGACTTAATTGAAACCACTAAGTATAAGCTTATAAACTTGCATTAATAATGGAAGAGAGTAGTAAAGGACTTTGGGCAAATATCAGAGCTAAGCAAGCCCGTGGCGAAAAACCAGCACGTAAAGGTTCAGAAGCTTACAACAAAGCAGTCTCTGCAGCTAAAAAAATAAATGCTATGGATGAAACAGATAACTATTGTCCTAATTGTCTTGCAGAGTACATAATGGAAAACTATAGCAAATTAAACGAAGCTGAATATCGCGGTCGCAAAGTTAGTTTAGGTAAACCTTTTCTAACACCAGGCGGACCTAAAAAAAGATCGGTTTATGTAAAGAACGCTAAAGGAAATGTTATTAAAGTTAACTTTGGCGATCCTAATATGAGAATAAAAAAATCAATTCCTGCTCGTAGAAAGAGTTATAGAGCAAGACATCATTGTGAAAATCCTGGACCACGCACAAAAGCAAATTACTGGTCCTGCAAAGCATGGTAGTATGATAAAATTAACAAATTTACTAAGAGAGTGTAATGAGTGTGAGCGTGATTGGAATCAAGGACCAGATCATGAAGCACCAATGGCACATAACGAAATTAGGGATGCTATTTCAAACGCATCTAAAATTGATAGTATGATTGGTGAAAACGATAACCTACCAGGTTGGGTTTCAGCTTACATTACTTTAGCAGCTGATTATTTACATTCAGTAGCAGAGTTTATGGAAGGTCAATCAGGTCAAATGCAACAACCACAACAAGTAACACCTGGCTATGCAATGTATGAAGGTAAACCTTCTGCAGGTATGACTAAGAAAGAAAAGTCTGCAGTAGCTACAAAAGCAAAAGCAGGTAAAGATATTGGTAAGAAAGGAAAGGGTTTTGAGAAGGTTGCAAAAGCTGCTGAAAAGCAATATGGTTCCAAAGAAGCAGGACAAAAAGTTGCCGCTGCTGCTATGTGGAAGAGCCAAGCTAAAAAACACTAATCAAAATGAATTTAGATAAATTAAAAGGACACATTCCAGATAAAGTAATTGATCAAATTCCAGGCATCCAAGAAAAATTTCAAATCAATACTCCAGTTCGCTTAGCTCATTTTTTAGCTCAGTGTGGACATGAGAGTGGTGGTTTTAGATTAGTTCAAGAGAATTTAAATTATGGAGCTAAAGGATTATTAGGTATATTTCCTAAATATTTTGATGCTGGAACAGCTGCTGCATATGAAAGAAAGCCTGAAAAGATTGCTAATGTGGTATATGCAAATAGAATGGGAAACGGTGATAAAGCATCAGGCGATGGTTGGAAGTTTCATGGAAGAGGATTTATTCAATTAACAGGACACGATAATTATAAAGCATTCAGTGCTGCTATAAATGAAGATTGCGTAGCTAATCCAGATTTAATTGCTACAAAGTATCCATTAGCATCTGCTGCATGGTTTTTTCATAAAAATGGTCTACATAAAATTGCTGATGAAGGAGCTACTGATGCAGTTGTAACTAAAGTAACTAAGAGAGTTAACGGAGGTACAATTGGTTTAGTAGATCGTATTAAGCATTTTAAAGAGTACCATACATTACTAGCATAATATGACACATAAAGACATTGTACGTAAGCTTATTATAAAAGAAGTCGAAATGATGCATCCAGCAGTGCAATCTTTTGAAGACAACCCTATAGAGTTTTTACTACAAAAATACCCAAGTATGAAAAATACATTGCAAATGTTAATGTCATCTGCATACAAGGATTATATAACAGGTATTTACATTGTTGCTCCAAAACCAACTACATTTAAAATTGTTCTTCATAACGACCAAACTTTTCTCTTAACTTATTTGGGTAAAGCTTACGAAGCAACTGTGTCAGGTAAAAAGTTTTACTTACAAACTATAGGTGAAAAAGAAAGATGTATGGAAGCTATTTCAAGATTACTCACTTTAGGAAATCCAATTCACAATAAAGGACCTGAGGAGGGTGAACAAGCAGCAGACGCTTCTGAATCAGAACCTATGGAAGGAGCAGAAAAAGCACCAGAAACTGAAGAGGCTGAAGAAACAGAATCTTAGTGGTTGGAAGTTTCAAAATAAAGTACTATATTGAAACTATAAGGTTATAAAAGAGCAAGTATGGCTAATCAAGCAAGTATAAGTGAAGCAATTAAGCAGGAGCTTTTGAAATGTAAACAGGACCCTGTATACTTCATGAAAAAGTACTACACGATTCAGCATCCTACAAGAGGTAGAATGATGTTTAATCTCTATCCTTTTCAAGAAAAGACACTTAAATTACTACAAAGACACGATTTCTCAATCATAAATAAATCTAGACAGTTAGGTATTTCCACTTTAACTTCTGGTATTGCTTTGTGGATGATGTTGTTTGAACAAGATAAAAACATTCTTGTTATTGCAACCACTCAAGCTACTGCAAAAAACATGGTAACCAAGGTAAGATTTGCTTACGATAATTTACCAAAGTGGATGCAGTTACCAGTAATGGAACACAACCGCTTAAGTTTACGACTCAAAAATGGCTCTCAAATTAAAGCTGTATCAGCTGCAACGGATTCTGCTCGTTCAGAAGCCGTATCTCTGTTAGTAATAGATGAAGCTGCTTTCATTGATAATATTGAAAAGATATACACAGCTGCTCAACAAACGTTAGCAACTGGAGGTAGGTGTATTGCATTATCAACTCCTAATGGTGTTGGTAATTGGTTTCATAAAACTTTTTCAACAGCTCAATTAGGAGAAAATAGCTTCTGTCCTATTAGTTTACCCTGGACTGTTCACCCCGAAAGAAATCAAGAGTGGAGAGATCAGCAAACAAAAGACTTAGGAGTTAGAGGTGCAGCACAGGAGTGCGATTGCGATTTTAGTACATCGGGTAACACAGTAATAGAACCAGACACTTTAAACTATTTTCAAGAGAATTACATTAAAGATCCAGAAGAAAGAAGAGGTGCTGACAAGGGATATTGGATTTGGAATTACCCTGATTCAATGAAAACCTATGTAGTTGTAGCTGACGTTGCTCGTGGTGACGGAGCTGACTTTTCAACCTTTCATGTTATAGATATTGATGAAGTTAAGCAAGTTGCTGAATACAAAGGTCAACCACCAACAAAAGAATTTGCTAAGATGTTAATTTCAGTAGCGATAGAATGGAATAGTGCTTTACTGGTAATAGAAAATGCATCTATAGGATGGGACGTTGTTACTACTGTTGTAGAACAAGGCTATCCAAACTTATATTACTCTCCAAAATCAGAGATGATAGGTACTCAAATGGATCTTTATGTGGCTAGGTTTGACAAAGGAGATGGAATGGTTCCTGGATTTGCAATGAATCAAAGAACGAGACCGCTCGTAATAGAAAAGTTCCGCTCCTTTATGGAAGAAAAGACTGTAATTATACAATCTCAACGATTATTAGATGAGTTAAGAGTATTTATATGGAAAGCTGGTGTAACAAGTACCAAGGCTCAAGCATTACAAGGTTATAATGATGACTTAACAATGGCATGGGCTACTGGTCTATTCTTACGTGACACAGCTTTTAGGTTTAGAAAGACCGCAGTTGATTTGGTATACGCTAGTTTAAATAGCTTTAGCAAAACAACTAACAATGGTTTTCAAGTATATAATGGAGGTTATGATAATAATCGCCAAAGCAATCCTTGGAGTATGGAAATAGTAAATGGCGAACAAACAGATTTAACCTGGCTTTTATAAAAAATAACTATGGCAGACGAAATAAAACAACAACCAAAAACAAATCTATTTACTTCGTTAAAGAGATTATTCTCTACTGATGTTATAATTAGAAACGATGGTGGTGAGTTAAAAACTGTTGATACAGGTAATGTGCAAGTGGATGGTATTTTGCAAACAAACTCTTTAGTGGATCGTTTTAATCGTATTTACACCACATCACCAACTTACGGTTTTAACTATAACTTATCTCAAAATTATCAAACGGCTCGTGTTCAGATCTATGCTGATTACGAAGCAATGGACACTGATCCAATTGTAGCGTCAGCTTTAGATATTATTGCTGATGAGTGTACTTTAAAGAATGACTTAGGAGATGTAGTTCAAATTAGATCTTCAGATGAAAACATTCAAAAACTTTTATATAATTTATTTTATGATATACTTAATATTGAGTTCAATCTTTGGTTTTGGATTAGGAATATGTGCAAGTATGGGGACTTTTACCTTAAGCTCGAAGTTTCTGAAAAATATGGAGTATATAATGTTATACCTTTCTCAGCTTATAACATTGTAAGAATAGAAGGAGCGAATCCTAAAAACCCTTCTGAAGTATTATTTAAGTATGATCCCCAAGCTGCACTAGGTGCATCAGCAGGGTACATTTCAACTTATTCTCCAGAAAGCGAGCGTGGAATTACATTCTTCAATTACGAGATTGCTCACTTTAGACTTATAGGAGATATGAATTATCTACCTTATGGTCGTTCTTATTTAGAGCCAGGACGTAGACTTTATAAACAATATGTATTAATGGAAGATGCGATGTTAATTCACCGTATTACACGTGCTCCACAACGTAGAATTTTCTTTGTAAATGTTGGTGCTATTCCTCCAAACGAAGTAGAAAACTACATGCAAAGAATGATTAACAAGATGAAAAAGACTCCTCTTGTTGATCAAAAGACAGGTCAGTATAATTTGAACTACAACGTTCAGAACATGTTAGAAGACTTTTTCATTCCAGTTCGTGGTAACGATGCTTCTACTAGAATTGAAAATGCACCACCATTAGAATATAATGGTATCGAAGATGTAAACTACTTATTGAATAAATTATTTGCAGCGCTTAAAATTCCTAAAGCCTTCCTAGGATACGAGAAAGACTTAACTGGTAAAGCTACACTTGCTGCTGAAGATATTCGATTTGCACGCACCGTAGAAAGAATTCAACGCATTGTATTGAGCGAGTTGACTAAGATAGGCTTAGTACATTTATATGCAAACGGTTACACAGAGGAATCTTTAACTAACTTTGAGTTGACATTAACGACTCCATCTATCATTTACGAGCAAGAACGTATTGCTTTAATGAAAGAGAAGGTAGACTTAGCAACTCAAATGATGGAAAGCAATTTAATGCCAACAGATTGGATATACGACAAGTTGTTCCACTTCTCTGAAGATGAGTTTGACGAATATAGAGATCAAATTGTTGAAGATAAGAAGAGAGCATTTAGAATTAAGCAAATTGAAGAAGAAGGTAATGATCCTGCTGAATCAGGTCAAGCTTATGGTACACCACACCAAATTGCTTCAATGTATGGTGGATATGGCAACACAAACTTAGCTGGCAATGAGGTTCCTTCAGGCTACGATGAGATAAATCCAGACGAACCTGTTAGATTACCAGGTAGACCTTCAGACAAACCTTCATTTATCAATACCGAAAAAGATCCATTAGGACCAGATAGAATTGGTAGAGATAGCTATAACATGGAAAAAAAGACTGGAGAGGATAAGTTGAAAGTTAAGTATCAAGGTAATTCACCACTTGCTATTAACGAAAATACAATAACAAAAGCACAATATTACAAAAACAAAGCTACTTTAGAGCAATTTGGCAAGCGAAAAGTGGATTTATATAAAGAAAGCTCCCTTCTCAACGAAGAACAAATAAAGCCTGATTTACTCTAACCCACTGATATTTATTAGTAAGCATAAAATGTATGATTAAACATTCAAAGTACAAAAATACGGGCATTTTATTTGAACTGCTTGTAAGGCAAGCTACTTCAGATTTAATGTCTAAAAAAGACCCTCA